TCGATGTCGCTCGGCAGGTCGCCTTCCTTTTGGTAGGTGACGTGCACGAAGATCGGCAGGCCGGTGGCGCGCTGGAAGGTCACGGTGTCCTTGTTGCCGGTGACGGGTGAGGTCACTTCGACCTTGACGCCATTCGCCCCTTGCGGATCGATCCAGGTGTCAGTCTTGGCGCTGTACCGTGGCAGCATTGGTGTGCCTGGGTTGTGCTTCTGGTAGATCGCCAGCCCCACGTCCGCATCGCTGCCACCGTTAACGATGATGGCGATGCCGCAATAGGGAACGCCGTCGACATCGAACGGGTCGTCGCTGCTGTTCTCCAACACCTTGACATCGGTCACGCCAGGCACGCTGGCGAGGTTGGCCACCATGTTGTCGCGCATGTTGCTGCCTGCGCGAGCCACGGATTCATTGCGGCGCTTGCGGAAATCGGTATCGGTTTCCGCGTTTTCGCCAGCAGCCGCCTCGCCATTGGTGACCGTTGCCCAGCCAGGGTAGGGCGTGCCGATGACGGTCAGCTCACCGGCCGAGGCCAGCACACGGCCCGGAGTGGCGCAGGTAGCGAAACCGGTGGCCGTCTCGCTGAGGCCGATGACGATAATGGCGGTGGTCAGCCAGACACTGTTGTCGATGCGACTGCGCACTTGCGAGTTCGCCGGTATGGCTGTTCCAGCCGCGCCGACCACAGTGATTGGTGCAATGGAGTAGGTCGCCTCGCGGATCGGTACGCCGGAAATCTTGCCGATATCGCGCAAGGCTTCACCGGTGGCGCTGTCTGGATCTTTGCTGCGGTAGACGGCGACTACTGCCTCGTCCAGGTTGGCCAGCAGCTCGGAGTCGATACCGATGCGTTGACCGTCCGGAGAGTCGGCGTCGATGTTCCAGTCAGGATCGATCGCCAGCGTCCGTGTTTCGATATCGCTCAGGTACTCGTTGAGCGAGCGCCCGGTAATTCCTTGTTCGGTGATTTCAGCCATTAGATGATCGCCTGGACAAAATTGATGTCGGCGGTTTCGCCGGAGGTGCTGACAATGGAGGCGCTGACCGTCAATTCTCGGGTTAGAGCATCCGAGGTCACGCTGAAGGCGGTCATGCCGGCGCAGCCAGGCGTCAGCAGGATGCGGCGACGGATCACCGACTCGCGGGAGGCCAGGGCCGAGCCCTTGCCGAGCACGCTGCCGAACCAGTCGGTGCCGTCGGTGGTGTTTAGGAACCATTCACCCAAGAAGAACTTGAGGCGGGTCACGACGTTTTGCGCAACCTCTTCGGCGCTGTAGCCGGTCAGGAATTCTTCCTTGCCCAGCGCCAGATCGCCGTCAGCGTCCAGTTTTCGTACCGTCATGGGTTGACCACTCCAGAATTGCCGCTGCCCGACTGCACGCCGTTGTGGGTGTGCTCGAAGCCGATGCTCACGCCGTGATTAGTGATGGTCGTCTCGGTGGTCACGGCCAGTTCAAAGTTGACCGGCTGCTCAAAATTGGCCGGACACTTGACGTCGAGCGACACCCCGCCAATCTCAAGCGTCTTGTCGTCGTGAATCCAGAAGTAGGCCGAGCCGTCATTGCTGCGCAGGCGAAGGCCGTCGTTGGCAAAGTCGGTGATCGCGCCAGGCTTGGAGCGAATGCCGGGGACGAAGTAGGCGTCGTTGATCGAGAAGCGCCGCGGCTCGGATTTGACCGCCACGCCGCCCTGGTCGACCCAGGAGTCAATGCATTCCTGGCTGAAGAACAACACGCCCTCAGTGCCCGCTCCCACGCGACATTCAAGGGTTCCGCCCGAGGCGCCCCAAAACTGCACAGGGACGCAGATGATCGGCCGGCGCTCAGCCTGATTGCCTTGACGGTCCTCAAGCATCAACCCAATCTGCACTTCGGCCTGCTGGCTTGACGAGTCAAAGCTCAGGACGTGGCCGGGCACGCTGGTGCGCATGTTGCTTTTGAGGTATTCGCCGAACGCATCGCGCAGCATTTTGGAAAACTGGGCCTGGGTACGCGAGGCAAGCGGATCACTACTCATCGGGTTGCCCTGTCGGAAATGCCGGCCTGTGCCGCTGCGCTTAGACGCAGGCAGCTGAGTTGGACCTCCCACTGGTCGCCGTGGGAATCCCCGGCAAACACCCGTGAGTTGACCTTGTAATAACCCTCGCCAATCGTGCGCGGGATGTCGTAGAAGAACGCCCCGGAGAACTCGAAGCGCGGCGCCATCGATTCCAGCTTGATGGTGTCGCCCAACTTGATCTTGGGGTTGAGGGTGTAGCGAATGCCGACTTCGGTATCCGTGACCACGGGCGAGCCGATCATCCCGGTGCTGGCGCTTATCACGTAGACAGAATTGTCCAGAGCGGAATCTCTTTTGATAATCTTGATTGCGCCGTTCTCGACCATCCAGTCAAACTGGAATGTCTCACTCAGTTCGTTCATGCAGGCGGTGGGGCTGCCTTGCAGAACGGTGCCGCGCGAGCGCCGCTGGAGGCCAGAGAAGTCGCCGTAGAACTGGATCTCTGCACCAAATGGCTCAGCGCAGGCCTCGATGATCTGCACCGGATCGGTCTCCGGTGACAGGGTCAGGTTGATCAGGTTCTCGTCGCGCTCCTTGGCCGACGACTTGCAGAAGAAGCGAATACCCTTGGTGGCGCCACCGTCCTCCAGTACACGCTGCACGTTGGTGATCTGCCCGACGAACACCGCACCGAACAGGTCGGCGTAACCCGCTTCCAACGAAATGAACTCGTACCGCTTCTCGTAGCCGTCACCGAGCATCTGGTTGGTGCTGCCCTGCGACACATTGAAGATGGTGATCTCGGCCACGCTGAACGCGCCGCCGGCGAAGTGGGTGGCCTGGAAGGTGATGCGCAGACCGTCGTTGTCGCCGGGAATGATCTCGCCCACGCGCATCTGGTAGATCTTCGATCCGCTGCCGCGACCCAGTTTCAGCCGGTAGCTGCGCAGGAACAGTTCATCACTCATCGGACCATACCAGCAGGTTGGTGACCCCCAGGTTGTCCGGGGTTGGTTGTTCGCCCTCCAGAATCAGGGAGCCATAGGTGTTCTTCGGTGGCGGGTAGAGGCCGGCGAGCAGGTCGGAGCCAGGCTGCAGGAAGCGTCCAGCGGTCAGGATCGCCCCGGCCGAAGTCAGGATGTTGACGCGGAACACTTCCAGCCGAGCCATCCATTGCAGCTGAATGGTCACGGTATTCTTGCCCAGTCGCGCGCTGAACGTCTGCGCGGGCAGGGCCTGCATGGCGACCTTGTAGCGGCTCATTGGATCACCTCGACCGACGTGTCACCGTTATCGACCATGGGCGCCCCTTGCGTGGTGACGGTATCGTTCTTCATCAACTGGTCCGCCGAGGTAACACCCTTGCCGACCTTCGACTTGACGATGCGCACCTGCTGCAACTCGGCGATGAATATCAAGCCGTCTTCGCCCTCTGGACGGGTACGCTGATCCAGGCGAACCAGCATCATGTCGCGCATGATTTCCATGCCGGTGTCCAGATCGAACTTGGCGCGCGCTTCCAGAATGGCGGTCAGTGAGGCCCAGGCCGTGGCGGCACGGGTTTTGTCGCTGCCGGACAGCAGATAGGCCGAGACAGCGCTGATCGCCGCCCCGCCGACACCACCGACAGCCGTTGCCACCGCACCCACGCCCATCATGCCGATGTCGCTCAGGTCCAGGCCGAGCGGGCTATTCGACACAGCCCCGGTCAGCAGGTAACGATTCGGCAGAAGGATGGCGTGGTCGTTCGTGTTGGCGCCGAACTCGACCGGGAACTGGGTGAGGTAGACGCTTTTGTTGGTCGAGCCTTCCAGTTTGGCGTCGAATTCCAACGGGCCAATCTTCGGCAGAGTCTTGGCAAAGATGCTCATGGTGCTCATTTTTCAGGGCTCCGAAAATCCTGCATGGTCTTTTCTGTCAGCCCGCTCATTTGCTCGTTGAGCACCTGCTTGACCTTGTCGGTGTCGGCACCGTGGATGTGGAACTGGCGGTTGTCGGTGTAGGAGGGGCCGGAGTTGCCGCCTTGCGCGCTATAGCCGTCGGCGCGATCACCGCGGCTGGCGGCCTCGCGATCCTTCGCCATGTCGTCAAGGCCTGGACGCTCGTACTGCCTGGAAACTATCCCGGCGGCGTCATAGGCGCTGTTTGCGGTGCTCAGACTATTGCCGGCAGCTTTCTCATTGCCGCTGGTCAGCTCATGGTTGACAAACTCAAGCTGCTCGGCAGCGGTCGACTTACGGATGTCCTTGCCGTACCGCTTGGCAAAATCGTCCTGCCGGTCTTTGTGCCACTGGGCCAACCCGTATGCATTTCCGCCATCACCCTCGGCGCCAGCGTTAAAGCCGCTTTCCTGCTCCAGATTCGCCGCAATGCCCTCTGCCTGTTCGCGAGTCCAGCCTTTCTTCATGAAGAAGTCGACCGTCGCGCCGACCGCTTCGCCACCGCCGCGCTTCAGGCGGCTGTTCAGCAATTCGGTATCTTCGCCTTCGTTGAGGTTGCTGGAGTACAGCAGGGCGGCCGCACCGACACCACCAGTTCGCAAAATGGCCGCGCCAGACATACCCGCTGCGCGCTGTGCAGCGGCTACAGCAGCAGCTTGCTCGGCGGTCAACCCAGCAACTCCAGCTGCTCCACCCAAGCCAATAATGGCCCTCAGTGATGCCAAGCCTTTAAGCGTGGCAGAGCCACCCATGAGAGCCATCGCAGCCGCCACTAGCTGGATGTTGTCGGCCACACCACCAAAGAACTTTCCAAGGCCTGAGTCGATCAGATCCTTGTTGTTGCGGTAGAACTTC